AGCAAGTCCCAAGGACGAGTTGTACCAACTTTCTTTTTATACTCCGACCAAGCACTCATCTTGTTTCCTTGTAATTAACTTATTCTGGATTAGTGAACTTTTTACTTTTTTTATCGTAAGTCCAGCCTTGCATAACAGATGCTTTAAGTTCATCAGGAACGGAAACAATAGTAGGACCTGAAGACATAATAGCGTTAATCATTTCCATTTCAGCGTTTACTCTGTGCATCCACACAACTTCTCCATCAAGCACATACGCATAAGCATTATACGGTTGGTCTATCATATTTTTAGGTTCTTCCATAAACTAAATCCTAACAAAGAGTTCCACATACTGAACAACAACTACCACCACAGGTATACCAACTACCTATACTACTCCATACGCTAGTAATTACTGTAGTTCCTTGCATACAAGTAGCATTACTTGCTACATAGTATGTGATGTCGTAACAAGAAATTGAAGATGGTTGTCCTCCACCAAAGACTCCACAAGTCCCACAGTTTCCACCTTCAGTACCTGTATAGTACGAACCATAAGTACAACTTGGATATGCACTACCTGCTCTAGTTGCCGTCGTTGAATTTAAGTAGCCTGTTTTAGTAGCAGTAACAGAGGCTGTAGCAGAACTACCGTTAGATAAACCAGTAACAGAAACTGTGCCTAATGAACGAGAAATAGTTCCTGAATTAGTACTAAGTACATAGGTAACCGTAGAATCGTAATTAGTAATAGTAAAGGTAAAGCCACCATAAGCACCTGAAGCAGTACTTAGTGTAGGAGTGTCAAGACCTATTGCTCCTGAAGCAGAAACGATTCCAGGAATCATATATCACACTACAATATTTCCGATAAGGACCCAAGTATTTGTATCACGCTTAATTAGCGTGGCGGCAGCCCAACGACCATTTAGTTTAGTCTTACTGCTCTCAGAGTTTACAGTTACTCCTGAAGCACCTTGTACCGTTACTTGACCTGTATTGGTTTGAAGTAAGTCAATACGGTCACCTGTATTAAAAGAAACTGCGCTATTCAAAGGCACTGTGACGGTGATTGGAGAGGCGTTACTAAGTTCAACCATTCCACCTAAGTCACCTAATCCAAGTGTGTAAGTCGTGCCTGTCTGTTGGTTTGCTACAGACCTAAACCCAGCCTGTGCTGCACCAGTAGCAAGTTTTCCAGTGGTGATGGCATTGTCAGCAATATCTGCCGTAGCAATCGTTCCGTTAACAATGTCTGCTGAAGTAATACTACTTGCAAGGTTTAACTTGCTGTAGGCAATTGCTGCTGAAGCATTTACATCAGCATTAACAATTGAAAGTGTTGATTGTGAAGGGACAAACGTGCGCTTATCAATAATGTCGTTAGACACTACTGATTGGCTTGCTCTACGATAAACAGAAGCAAGAACAACATCGTTGGCTGTGATTGCTGGGAACGTTGGGTTAGTTGTACTTGCTGTTCCAGTAATATAGTTAATTGTTACTGTTCCAGTAGACAATCTAGCAATCACTAGGTCAAAACGGTTTCCAGTGGATGGAGCCGCAGTTAAAACCAAAGCAGTATTGGCAGCAACGGAATAAAAAACATCATCAAGGTAGGCCGTTCCAGCCGAAACTGAAACAGTGCTACCTGATGATGCCGTTACTTCACAACCACTAACAATTCCTCTACGACGGTTTCCAAGAATCTCAAAATCAAGACGGTCTGGTTCTGATTGGTCTAAACCAGATTTGTCTGTATCTGGGGCGTTTGGGATTGTAAAACCCGCCATATTACTCCTTACAGAGTGTCGTAGATGTTTCCATAATTCTTCAGATGGTCAAACAATTCCTGTGGAATGTTAAACGTTTTACCATCCACAAAATTATACACTTTGCCACCCCAGTACATGTTCCAAGTTCCCTTGATACGTGCTTGTTTAAGGTCGCTTCCTTTTTCAGGAACAGGTACTGCAATTTCTTCTGCTTCTTCAATTGGTTCAGCAAATTGATTGGTTTTCTTTGTCATGTTTTCTCCTAGTGTTGTACGTGTAATACTAAAGGGGCGATGGTAGTTTACACCACCATCGCCCCTTGATTCTAACCTCTAAAGATTAGAAGGTGTCGTTAATTGCTCCACCCTTGGTGTTCAAAATCACACGGGATTCTGCGGTGATTACACCGAAGCCCCAGATTGCGTACCAAGCGAGACCATGCTCACGACCAAAGTCAATGACGCCACCGTCACGGAGTTCAACTGGCAAGGCAATTGCCTGACCGAATGCGTTGTCACCGATCATAATTGCGCTGTACGAGGTTGCTGTTGGGTCCTGGTAACCGCTGGTTCCTGGAGCCAAGTCAACAATGTTCGTACCGCCCTTAAGTACTTGGGTGGTTTCAATGAATACTACGTCGTAGATGCGACCAATTTCACCGAGCATGAAGTTGCCAGGAGCGGCATACTTCGTGACTTCAATGAATTCAGGCCAGTCACGGAGCGAACGGCTCTGTGATGGGTGAACGAAGCAAACGTAGGTGTCTCCAAGGCGTGGGATGTTCTGACCTGCAAGTACTTCAACAGCGTCCTTAATGGTTGCTGGTGAGAGGTAGCCAGGAGCCGAAGCCGAACCTGCTGCCGAGTACTCGTAAGGTGCGATTGAACCACGGGTAGAACCGTTGGTCTTGCGACCAAAGACTACTGAAGGAGCAACTGCTGCACCGCCGCCGAATGGAACGCCTGCACTGTAAAGCGTGTTGCGTGCCTGTACGTCCATGGACTGTGCCATGTGACGACCAAGCAAACGGCTTGACGATGCCATAACGTCATCAAATGAAGCGTTCAAGAGAAGTTCAGTTACTGCAACCGACTTACCCTGTTCCTTCACTGTGATTTGGATTTGCGATGCCGACAATGCTGTTGGGTCCATGCGAACACCTTCAACAAGTTCTGAACCGTTTGCAGCAACATCAAGGTTGTTGTAACGCATGAAGTTGATGGTCAAACCTGGCATAACACCAAGTTCGGTCTTCTTTACTGCGAACTGCTCAAAGCGCAGAACGGGCATTGCCTGGAACAAGATTTCCTTGGACCAGATAGTTTGAATTGCAGGTGAAAGTGTTGAATCGCTTGAGTAGCCAGTCGTCGTGATTGACGAGAGGTCTGCACCAGTGATAGAACCACCTGCTGGGCCTGGATATGCCATGTGTTTTTTCCTCCGTTAGGAAAGGGTTATTGGTTGTATGTAAATTCTACTAGAGTTTCTAACACCGTGTTAGAAACGACCCCTAGAAGAACGTGCGTTTAAGAGCCTGTCACGCATTTTTTGGTACTGTTCCATGGACATATTGCGGATATCTTCCGCTGTCAACGTCTGCTGCTCCGATTGAGTTTCCATTGGCCCAACGGCGGGTGCTGTTACCAGCGCCCCCCTCAAGTTTCCACGCTGTTGCGAAGACGCTTGTTGGATTGATTCCAGAATAGCAGAACTTCGTTCACGAAGTACGCTGATTGAGGTTTCAATTTCTTCTACCGTATTTCCAGCAACGAGGTCAAGAAGTTCAGGAATGATTGCTTCCTGTTCTTCTTGTACACGGCGCTGTAGGTAGGAGATTAGTTGTTGATGCTCACGCTCTTTTTCAAGCAGCGCAGCAGAAGCCTGACGCTCTGCTTCAATAGCATCTAGGCGAGACTGCCAATCATTTTGCATAGCGTTTATTTTTTGATTGAATTCATCTTCACGCTTAATCAAAAGTTCTTTAGCAGAGAGTTCTTCAACTTCACGCTGACGAATGATTTCAGCCTCTTTACGAGCCTGTTCTTCAGCCTTTTTAATGGCTTCTTCACGCTCTGCGGCAATGACAGCCATTTGTTGTTCCATGCTCTTTACACGGTTGTCAGCATCTTCAAGACGCTTGTACATCTTGTCTTTTTCTTGCTGACGGATTTTCTCAACATCATCTGGTGTGAATGTTGGGGTTTCTTTTGTAGCAGGCACTGGGTTACTTACTTCCTGTGCTGCTTCTTCAAATAGGATTACATCCCCTTCAGGGGTATTCTTCTTACTCATATGTACTACCTCGTTAGTTGGGCTTATTAGGGCTTAATTAATGTTCTGTATTATTCTTCGTCTGGGAC